GCTATGCTAGAAATAATTAAAACTGGTATGAAAAAAATCCAAGAAAGTATTGCAAAAAAGTTGCCCATTTGTTTCGTGTCTTTTGTCATTTTAATTTTTCCCGCTCAATAGCGTTTAAAGTTTTAACTCCATTTACACCAAAGTATTTTTGGCCCTTATGATCAATCAAAATTATGCAAATGTTAGTGCCGTTCGATTCTATTTTGGTTTTATAGTGGCCTAGTCTAAGAATTCCCAAACTACAAAAAAATTTGATAGTCGGCTTTCTTTGTTTGCTCATTTTAATTGCTCCGAGTCTTCAGAATGTCAGTCCTAAATAAACGTCATCAACAACAGTAAGAAAGTTAATAAGTTTTTCCCGGCACTGTTCTAAGTCTTTAAAGTATTCACGGGTAACGCACTTAACAAAAAGAGGGCGCTCGTAATTGCGGTCATCGTATGAAGCGAAAAACCAACACTCAACATCGTCTGAGATTAAAAAAGGACACATAACTTGGTGATAATATTCTTTCGGTATATCGTCAGCGAGTAGGTACTCAACGTGCTTTTTGCTAGACGGACATTTGACCTCGCAACCTGATTCAAGAACACCGTCTTTCAATACAACGCCATCTGGCGAAAATCCGAAACCTTTTATTTTTTGCGATACAAGCATCCCGGTATTTTCAAAATCAACACCCGTTTGTTCGCTTAGAGCTTTAATAGCAAAAGGTTCAAGAGCAATGCCTCGTTCAACGGCAGGAGTATTCAACTCAATAATTTGGGGCTCGGTCATCTTGGCGGCTATGAGTTCGTTCATTAGCGTTTTCTGCACGGCTGGTGAGCCTACAGCGCTCTTTAGCCGAGTTCCTGACACCATTGCATAACGCAACTGATGCCAAGCCGGTGAGCCTTGTTCTAGCTGCATGTTTATCATTGCAATATCTCCTTAACTTCATCCTTAATTTGTACTAATTTCGGCTTGAGGTGTTTAGGCAGTTCGCCAAAAGTCTTTTTTAAATCATCCATCGACTTACACTCGCGGAGTAATTCCTCATAAGCGCTTAGGTCTTGGTTGGTGTCAGGTATAGCCTCACGCACTCTCAGGGCTTCTGTCTGCTGCCCAAAGGCTTTAATAGGTACGGCATAAACCTGAATCGAACGACCTTTCCACAGGTCATAGGTGTTGCCGTATAAGCTGGCAATAGTCTTCGCGTTTGTGATGTTTAAAACCATTGGCGGGGCATTCGTAAACTTAACAACAGGTACTTGCTCTTCATCGCCTTTTTGGCTTTTTATTACTTGAACCTCAACACTATCAATTTCAGCAACAAGCTCTTCCCCAGCATTTAAGTTCTGCGATCCCAACAAAAGCATCTTGTTAGGAAACAAATTTTTCCAGTGCGTAGTGGCACTTGGTTCGTAAACAACACTCATATTTTTTCCCCTTTAATTCCAAATCTCTTTGCTTGCCAAATTTCTCGTTGTGCTAAAAAAGCATCAATAGCATCGTCAACTTTTTTCCCCTTCTTACTGGCCTCGTCATCCAACTCAGCAAGCCTGACAATTTCAGCTTCAATTAGATCAAGCTTGTTGCGGGACATCGCTGGCATCATGTCAATGCCAAATAACTCAATACTTTTAATTTCTACACAACCGTTTTCGTCAAATTCGTGATGAACATATAGTTCAAATTCTTCCCAAATTTTATTTATCATTCTCTTCATAAGTTTTCGCTCATTAGCGTTAGTAAGACCCAAAGGCTCAGGGCAATAAGTGCATCACCACTGATTACATCAGCATCAAATTCGCAGACATCGCTCTGGTAAGGATTTTGTCGATAAGGAATAACGCAGTAAAAAGCGTAAAAGCTAATACAGTGCGCTCGAAAGTTATCAATGTTGAACTCCATCTGGATCAAAGCCGTGAGCTGCCTCGATGCCGGTTAAAACGCGGAACTCTTCTTTGATGGCAACTTGCTCTGCGTACTGCATTACAGTGTCAGCGATGAAAAGCCCTAAGACGGCATACGCTGAAATTGCTTCAACTCCGTATCCTTCGCTTTGGTGCATCTCCCGTGCGACTTTTATTCTGGCAACAAGCGCCTCGTTCCAGAACTCACGCGCATCTGGCCCGGCAGCTTCGGCAGTTAAATGCTCGTCATCTGAAAGCGCTTGAAGTATCTCTTTATCGTTGTCAAAAATTGTTGTCATTGAACTCCCCTTTTTAGTAAGTGATAAGGAGTATAGACAAACTACATATCAATGGCAAGTAGTGAAACTATATGTAAATAATATAAATGGTCTTGCTAAAGTTTTAACTTTACGGAAATATGAAGTTGATGTTTAATGCTCTGAATAATTCAAATGGGAAAAAAAAATTATGTTTGAGTATGGAATACTTAATTTTTTTAGTAAATGCGTTCTAAAACCAAGTGATTTAGGTGTTGCGGATGAACTTCTATCCATCTTGGCAGACCTAAATGAACAGGATCGTGCCAAGCTGATAGATGTTGCTTACGAGCTACTGTGCGCCCGACTAAGCAGCCTTGCTTGTGCTAGTAATGCAACCTTGTCATCTTCTGTTAGGGTTGAGTAAACCTCCATAACCTCTGCCAGAAGAGAATCGCTGCTATTACTGTAATTAAGCATTTCCGGGCGAAATTTAGCTGCGTCAAACTTTAGCCTATCAGCTAACCACAGCAATCTTTTGTCCGGGATATTGGTTCGGCCATCGCACCACTGAAAGAATAGCGGTGGTGATTTCAGGCCCATTTCTTCTATTAACCCTTCCTGGGTAAGTGTCGGCTCTTTATCCTTTGCTGCATTAAATAATTTTCGTAGCATCAAACCTTCTTTCTTCTTTCTTCTTTCGTCTATCTTTGGTCGCATTGTAAAGCCTCCTTCAAATCGAAAGTTAATGTAAAAGCCATTGCACGAATATGGTGCGGATATGTAGTTATACTACAAGTCAATCCTTGTGGCAAGTTAAAGATTGTAACGAGATATAAAGAAGTTTAACTTCTTATATTGCTTGCCCATGAGATGTAGTTTCGCTATACTGCGCGTATGACTACTCAAAGCCTAGACCAATATTTAGCCACCCACACAAAAGCAAGTGTTGCAAGAATGCTTGGTGTCACTAATAGCGCGGTGGGTCAAGCCATTGCTAACAAACGCGCCATCTACGTTGAAACCAATCAGAAATTTACGCGCATTTACGAAGTGAAAGAGCTTTCTAAGGTAGATCACTGATTACTCTCTTTGCCCACTTCGGTGGGTTCTTTTTTGGTGGTACATGACGCAATTCACTGATCAATACAAAGCTATTCACCAAGCCGTTTACGAGATTCACGAAAAGGCCCAAGAGTTAGACCATCGCGGTCTTCATGCTGAAGCCGCTTATCTAATAGCTCGGTTGGATCGAATTTTGAAGGTTCAAAATCCAGACATTGAAATAAAAGATTTGGATTAGATTTACAGGTCGCGCCCTGAAAAAACATCACTTTGTCGGTGGTGAAGCGCTAGAAAGCCGACACCAGCTTACTAAATCTAGGCGCTGACTCGCCATGTCAACCTAGTCCCAAGAGCTTGATTTATTCAAGTGCTGATTGCCAAAACGGATTGTTGGTTCTGGATTTTCCAGAGGGGGAATTGAAGAGTACCCAGATTGCCAAATTGGTGATTTGAATCCTAGAGATTACGAGAAGTGAGACTGCTTCTTGGGGGAAATTGGTTACTTATGGGGGGAAGAAAAACGTAAAAAAAAAGGGGCTTTAAAAACAACGACTTAGGTGGCCTATGAGCCAAAGTAAAAAAAACGCTATTGAGCGGGGGCAAACATGAAAGAGCTTAGAGATTATCAAACAAAAGCAATTAGCTTATTAGCTATGTCTATAGCCAGGGGGAGCAAGCGCCCAATATTGCAGTTAGCGACCGGGGCGGGGAAAACATTGATTGCTGCCCACATTATTAAGAGGGCGTTAGCGAAGGGGAACAGAGTTATCTTTGTTGTGCCAGCTCTAAGCCTGATAGATCAAACTGTCCAAGCTTTTGCTGATGAAGGTATTACTGAAGTAGGCGTGATACAGGGCGAGCACGAGCTTACCAACTTTAAAAAACCTGTACAGGTTGCCTCGATCCAAACGGTTGCAAGACGCAAAAGAGTACCTGATGCCAGCTTAGTTATTGTTGATGAATGTCATCGCATGTTTGAAGGTTTGTTTGATTGGATGGCATCTTGGAACGCGATTCCGTTTATAGGTCTGAGTGCTACGCCTTGGTCAAAAGGTCTTGGTATTCATTACGATGATTTGATAGTTGGAGCGACAACATCTCAGCTAATTGAGGCGGGTCACTTATCCAAATTTAGAGTATTTGCTCCTGATACGCCTGACCTCAGTAAGTGCCGCACGGTAGCGGGTGACTACCATGAAGGCGATATTGCCGAGGCGATGGACTCAACCATTACAGGCAACGTGGTATCTAACTGGCTAAAGCATGGCGAGAATCGTCCTACATTATGCTTTGGTGTTAATAGGTTACACGCCAAAGCGATGGCGAAAGAGTTTGAAAAAAGTGGTGTAGTGACGGCTTACATTGATGCCTACACATCAATGGAGGAGCGAGCAAAGATCGCTAATCGTTTTCAAAGCGGTGAGGTCAAGGTTATTTGTAATGTAGGGACAATGACCACTGGGGTTGACCTCGATGTGCGCTGTTTAATTTTAGCTAGACCAACTAAATCGCAATCACTTTTTGTGCAGATCATTGGACGCGCCCTGCGTACTGCTGAAGGCAAAAAAGACGCAATAATATTTGATCATACGGGAACACATACACGTTTGGGTTTTGTTACCGCAATCCATCACGACAGCCTGTGTGACGGTAAGAAAACAAAAGCAGATAGTGACAGAGATAAAAAAGAAGAGCCTCTTCCCAAGGAGTGCAAAAAATGTTTTTTTGTTAAACCTCCTCGTGTCCATGAGTGTCCTGCTTGTGGGTTTAAGCCTGAAGCGATTTCCGAAATTGAGCATGAAAAGGGTGAGTTGGTTGAGATCAAAATTAAAAAGAAACTTAACCGAGTTACTGACAAGAGTGAAAAGCGCCAGTTTTATGCAGAGTTGTTGGGTGAGTGTGGCGTTAGAGGCTTTCGAGTAGGTTGGGCAGCATACGCCTATAAGCAGAAGTTTGGTGTTTGGCCTAACGCTCATAAGGATGTCGTTGCAGTGACACCCTCTCAAACTGTCAGAGATTATGCGACCTACCTAAAAATCTCTAACGCGCAAAGGAAGCGCGCATGAATACTATCCAAGCGGCCAGCGGAAAGTGGCAAGGCATACTAATTGCGTTAGGCGTTGATGAGTCTTTTTTGACTGGTAAGCAGACACCATGTCCGGGTTGTGGCGGCAAGGATCGTTTTCGCTACACAGATTACAAAGATGACGGCAATTTCTTTTGTAATAATTGTGGGTCTGGCAACGGTTTTGATCTTCTTGATATGACTAATGGGTGGGATTTCAAACAGGCCGCAAAAGAGGTTGATAAGATTGTTGGCAATGTTGAGGTTGTTTTCAAGGCTAAAAAAGACCCGCGAATTTTGCTTCGCAAGATACAGAAAGAATTGCTATCAATAGACGGCATCAACCCGGTTAGCTTGTACCTAAAAAAGCGCGGTCTTAATGGTAGCAGCGCTATTAAATATCATCCTAGCTTGCCTTATTACGAGGGTGGTAAGTGTCTGGGTAATCATCCTGCAATGGTTTGTCAGGTCAAAACTGCGTCAGGAAAGCCATCTACTTACCACATCACTTATCTCAACAAGCAAGGTGGAAAGGCTGACGTTGAGAATGTTAAGAAAGTCATGCCGACAGCAGAGAGCTATAAAGGGGGGGGTATACCTTTAAGCAAGCCGGATGAAGCAATAGCAATTTGCGAGGGTATCGAGACTGCGCTTGCGGTACAGAAAAAAACGGGACTTGCAGCATTCGCAGCCATTAACGCTGGAAATCTTGAGGTATTTGAACCGCCTGAGTGCGTAGACCATGTAATTATATTTGCTGATAACGACCTTAACTTCGCTGGGCAAAAGAGTGCGTATGTATTAGCAAATAGGTTGTCTCTCAAGGGTTTTATGGTTGATGTAAAAATTCCAGAGAGAGTTGGGACTGATTATGCAGATGTCTTTGGAGAAGAAAATGCCAAATAGAGTTGCTTATGTATTAGTGGCTATTTCTGAGTTGATGCCGCTTGATGATTTTTATGAGTGCAAAGACATCAAGAAAATACTAGAAGACAATTTAGTGCTTTGCACGGTGGAGGCTGTGCGGAATCACATGCGAGTTTTGGAAGAGTTTGGCTATTTAAAAGTTGAGCAATTCATTCGAGGCAATAAGCCGTGTAATCGCTATAAAGTTGTTATGAATTTAGAAGATTACGTTGATGAACTTAGATACAAAGATCGAAGGCCGTGCTACATATCAAGGGTGGCAAAAGAACCAGAAGACGAATCAGGGGCGCGTCAAAAAATAGTAATGCCGCTTTTAACTATGCGGTTGGGCAATGAAATTTATTTAAACAATCAATTTAAATTAGGGGAACAATTATGTCGGGTGTAAATAAAGTCATTATCGTTGGCAACTTGGGCAATGATCCAGAGTCACGGATTGCGAACAACGGTAATGCAATTACTAATATATCGGTGGCTACCAGCGAGTCTTGGAAGGATAAGACTACAGGTCAAAAGCAAGAACGAACGGAGTGGCATCGAGTTACTTTCTTTAACCGGCTTGCAGAGATTGCGGCTCAGTACCTCAATAAAGGCTCAAAGATTTATATCGAGGGTTCACTCAGAACTAGCAAGTACCAAAAGGATGGTGTTGATCATTACTCAACGGACATCATTGCAAGCTCAATGCAAATGTTAGATTCAAAAGGTTCTTCGCAATCTTCGCAGCAAAATCAAACTCCACAGCAGAGTCAAGGCGGTGACTTTGAAGATGATGATATTCCTTTTTAATGAATAGCTGGAGACCAGGTTATTGCGCGATAACCTCTCGAAAGGAGGGTGTCAAGTTACGCAGCTTGCAAATGGCTGAAGTTACTGCAACCGCTGATGAAACCAAAAAGTTGATGCGAGCATTTCAAGACTGCACGACTGAAACCGATAAGATCATTTATAAAATGTTATTTCAGGTAAGCGTATGACAGAGATAGTGGCAGCGAACCATTCCGATTTTGTAAAGATGTTTGACTCAATGGATTTTAGCTATCCGTTAAAAGCAAAGATAACAAGCAAGAGGTGGTCGCGTACTCTTTCCCAAAATGCTTTGTTTCACCTTTGGTGTGGTGTCGCTGCCACAGAACTTAAACTTGTGAAGCGTGGTGATATTGAGCCAGCGCAACAAATGAAACTGGTTTGGAAACATATGTTTCTTGGGTATGAGTCGTTTCAATTTGGTAAAAGCATTGAAATCAAACAACAGTTAAGACACACCAGTAAGCTCCCTCCCGGTGATATGCACCACTTCATGACGCAAGTGCAGTCATGGGCTTCGGACAAGGGAATTGCTTTGACCTCCACAGGCGAGTTCCAAGAATTGATGGAAGCACAAAATGCCTAGAGCTAAAAAGTGCAAGGTTTGTTTTGAGCGTTTCGAGCCTATCAATTCATTTCATCAAGCATGTGGCCCAACGTGCGCTGTGGCGTTAGCCAGATTAAAACAAAAAAGAAAATGGAAAAAACAAGCTACTGATTATAGAAAGCGAAATCAGCCTAAAGGCGAGGCCGCTAAAAAGGCTCAAGTAGCATTTAATGCTTATATAAGAACCAGAGATATGGGTAAGCCGTGCATATCCTGTGAGGGTTTTAAAAGCAAAGGCAGCTTTCTGGGTGGTGCATACGATGCAGGACATTGGCATGGAGTGGCTGCTCACCGTGAGCTTCGTTACAAGCTATGGAATGTTCACCGCCAGTGTAAGTTTTGCAACGACAAATTAAGCGGTCATCCGTTCGGTTATGAGGCCGGGCTTAGAGCTAAGTTTGGAAATGAGTGGGTTGAAAAAAGAAAGCTAGAGGTTGCCAAAACTGAGTTGCCTCAATATTCGATTGAACAGTTGCAACGAATAGCAAAAATATTTAACGCAAAAAACCGTCTGTATAAAAAACTCTTTAGGTACGAAAATGAGCTATAAACAATTATTGCAGTTTGAGGGTTTGACACCAAGGCAAAAGGAGATATTAGAAGCATGTCAGGAATATGGAACACAAAAAAAAGCGTCAAAACATTTAGGCATTTCAATACGAAATATTGAAAGCAGCGTTAGCCGGGCAAGACAGAGCGCTGCAAGAAGTGGTTGGAGTCCAGATCACGACTTTACGCATCAACTGCCAGACCCTCACATAGCAGCAGGAATATCAACTTGCTATGGGGCAGATGGGGAGATAAGGCAACAGTGGGTTAAGAGTAAGCTGGATAAAGATATATCTGCCGAGCGGCTTGAAGAAATGATGTATCAGGCATCAAAAGTGGTGAGCTGGAAGATGCCAAAAGTCAAAGCGCCTCGTAAGGTTGATGCTGACCTGATGAATGTAGTTGCGATTGGTGACGCTCATGTAGGCATGTACGCATGGTCGGAAGAGACAGGTAAAGATTTTGACATCAACATTGCAAGCAGAGAGCTAAAAGAATCTTTCTGTCGGTTGCTTGATAAAGCACCACCAGCAGACACTTGCATAATACTTCAGTTGGGAGATTTTTTTCACGGTGACGATTGGAGCAATCAAACGAAACAGTCTGGTCATGCCCTAGACATCGACACTCGCCATGAGCGCGTATTTCAGGTTGGTGTTGCCATAATGAATAGCCTAGTGGCAAGAGCGCTAGAAAGCCATAAGAAGGTCGTCATACGCAATGTTAGGGGCAATCACGACCCAGTAACCTCGATGGCTTTGAAGTTTCAAATGGAGGCGTTTTGGAAAGACGAAAAGCGAGTTGTTAATGAGATGACTCCTAGCCCTCTTTGGACTTATGAGTTTGGCGATGTCAGCATATTAGCTACGCACGGCAATGCGCCTAAGCCTGACAAACTGCCAGAGGTGTTTTCAGGACATTACCCAGAACTGTGGGGTCGCACCAAATACCGTTATATTCATCATGGACACTTTCACAGCAAAGCTGTTTTTGACCGCCCCGGTGTCAGGGTAGAGGGCTTCTGTAATCTAGCGCCTAATGACGCATGGCATCACTCAGCGGGTTATATAAGCCCACAGGAAATAACCCTAATCGTCTATCACAAAAGCCGTGGTGAGGTCAGGCGCAGCATTGAGCGGCCTGAGATACCAGAGCATATTGGCAAAGCTGGAGGTGACTGGTAGTGGTTGATTCTATGAGTCAAATGACCTCTGCTGCTGAATTAGCTGGAGCAGACCACATGCTTCGCTATTGGGGTGCGTACAAGCGCAAGGACAATGCCAACACCGGCTTTAATACGCCTTCTATTAGCAAGGATACTGTGCCGGGCCAGAGCTTAGAAGAGTGTCCAGAATCGTATTCGCAAGGCTTCACAGACGAAGAAATGAATCGTGTCGGTAAGATCATTGCCAACCTTGGAGGATACACTGTCACTATTAAGCTGCATTACCGTGATGGCAAACGTCAACGGAACAAAAACGCAGCCCTGAAGGCATTTTCTGCTCGCTGGAGTGATTTACCGCCATTAACCTAATCCAATAAATGACGGTGATTGACCGCCATTTATATCTTGCAATTAGTGACGTAAAATAATTAACTGTTTTTTTGTACATTACTGTTGTTTTATACAGTATTTGGTGATAGTCTTCGGATAACTGTCCTGTGGCCTCGTTCGGCCTGAAGAAAGTGTTCATAAAGCTCCAATTTTGGGGCTTTTTTTGTGGGTGCGATATGACGGATGAAAAGATTGAGTCGATAGACTCTCATAAAGGTTATGTCGAACGCAGTGCCGCTTATGACGATATGTTCACTGACATTGAGAATGTTTTGGACAAATATTCTGGGCTTGTTTTTGAGCATGAAAAAATAGCTGCTCTTGAGGTTATTAAATTTGCTATTTGCTGCGAGCAATTTGACTTTGAAAAATAGAGGGGGGGGATGCCCAATATTGGCTAAAACGCTGAAATTCCCCCCAAATTACAGCGTAAACGCATCGCAGTAGGGCGCTCCCCTCTCTTCTTATTATGTTTATAGATTACGAACGGCTTTCGGATTCAGTCCAAAGGCACGAAGGCTTGCGCCTAAAACCTTACAAGTGTACGGCTGGCAAGCTAAGTATTGGATACGGCAGAAACCTTGATGACCGAGGTATCACAAAAGTCGAAGCCAAAGCCATGCTTGACGCTGACCTCCAATCTTGCATGTTTGAGTTGATGGCCCTTGATGCTTTCAGAACCATTGAGTCACCTCTTCGCAGAGAAATAATTATAGAGATGTGCTTTAACTTGGGGCTTAAAAGGTTACTAAAGTTTCAAAAAATGTGGGCAGCTATCCTGTGCGAAGCGTGGCAAGTTGCAGCAGAAGAAATGCTTGATTCTAAATGGGCAAAACAAGTTGGAAATCGGGCAATAACACTAGCTAAGGGGATGAAAGATGGCGATTAAAACATTGAGTTTATTGGTGGTATTAGCCTTATCAGGCTGTGCCAATTTGGGTGATGGGAAATTTAATCCTGAGTTTAGTCAGAATTTTGGCGATGGTCTTTTGTTGGGTGTTGAGTACAAACCCTACTTGCGTGATGCAGCGCTTGTTTTATCTGCCTACAAGCCCGGTACAGCCCAAATGGTGATCGACAAGCTCTTAGCGGTAAGAACACAAGTGGAAAACTCCACAGCATCCTACGACCTCCCTAACGGGGTACAGGAGGTGCAAGAAAGGCTGCTAAAGGAATGCGGTGTTTGGTGTTCGTTGACGACCTCCAAGCCTTATGTAGACAGATTTGCAGATCAGCTAGATGCTCTTAAATCAGTCAATACTGACGACATTTCAGTAAGCCTTTTGCAAGTTATCGACTCTATTCTAGTAGAGATTAAGAATGCTCAATAAAGCTGAGAGAGCGCTTACACATAAGCTGTGTGAGCAAGCTTACAGTGATGATCATCCTGACCTGTTTAGGTTCGGTGGGGTAGAGGTAATCATTCACCCTGTCCCCTCTGAGCAAAAGTGTTACATCGTATTTCGCGGTAGTCGCGGTTGGCCCGATTGGAGGCGAAACTTCCGATTCCGATCCAAGCGTACAGACTTTGGGAAGGTACATGGCGGCTATTGGAAAGAGGCAAGCCAATACTATAAAGATATATTAGCGGTTATTCCTGATAGCTATCAGCTTATATGGGGCGGTCATTCCCGTGGTGGTATGGCCCAGTTATTTGCAGCTTTAGTCCATAGCGAGATAGGAATGAAGCGCTTTAAAGGCGGGATATGTTTTGGTAATCCTAAGATATTTAAAGGTGATCTCAAGCGTATTCCAAAGTTCGAGAACTGTATAAACAAAAGTGACTTTGTGACCCGTACACCTTTTTGGGGTGGCTGGAAGCACTACGGAAAGATAAGTCAAAAAAACATTAAGGTTAAAGGTTCTGAGCATCCAATTCATGTATATAGCAGATGGTTGTGAGTATGGAAGTTGATGTTGTAGGCATAGCAACGGCTATGGTTTTGAGCCTATCCGCAGGGATGGTTATCTTGTGGAGAAACAACCAAGAGAGCTTAAATGACCGCATACTCCACACCGAAGAGCAGCTCCAGAACTGCGAAGAACAGCACAAGGAAGCAGTTGATGCCATTGTTGTGTTGTCAGAAAGAGTGGGTAATTTAGAAGGATTTGCACAGCGCAAGCATGGTGACTTTTTAAGGCAAAGTGAGCCGGTAAATATTAAATGACGGCAGTGAAATCAAAAGATTCGATCATTGCACAAAGAAAAAAATCAATCGGGGAGCAGATAGATGCCATCAAAAATGACCCAATACTTGCCATGCAGCGTTCTTTTCATTCTATTGCTATGTACGAGCTTGAGCGCAAAAGCGCAAGAAAGCGTTAGCCTTTTATTTGAGTACACAGCACCAACCACAAGAGTTGACGGTACAGCATTACCTGCCAGTGAGATTGCCGGGTACGAGCTTCGTTCATCTAACGGTGGACTAATCATGGAGATAGCCCCAGATGTAACGGAGTACGTTGCAGAGAGCTTTTCTTTGGATAATGGCGTGAATTGTTTTGAGCTATCAACTAAAGATACCAATGGCCGAATTAGTGAGCCAGCTACTACTTGCATTAGTGCAGTACCTAATGCTCCAGTAACCTTCACGGTTAAAATCAAGTGACAAGGAAGTTTGAATAGTGGCATCTATTGTAGCGGTTCATCATCACTTTCTTCCTACAGGTGGAAGAGGTATTGCTTGCTATTTAGGTAGGTTTGCTAGTGCGTGGCTGAATAGAAATAATTATGATGGCAGAAGCAACTGGACTTCAAGCGAAACAGTTTGCTCAACATCCGTAACGGTAAAAGCAACTATAAATGGTATCAATTTAGGCTCGCTGACAAACACTGATGTTCCGGGCGATGTCAACCGAGGCATAATGAAGTGGACTTTGCCTAGTCTGCCTGATGGATTACACAATGCGCTTTTTACCATAACCTCTGGCGGCAATGGTATAGAAGATTCGGTTGCGATGAAGGTTGCTATCGCCAGTGCTGGCTATGAAAGAATTGTTACCACAAGCTGTTATAACAATGAGGGATCAGATAAGTCAATTTTGGATATAAGCGAAGTAACCGGATTTCCTGAAGATGACTTTCCTGTGGGTGGCGGCATCCCTCTTGTGGGTGCAGCTTCACCAGTGTTTCGGCAAATGACCGCAGACATGCCACATATTTGGATGCACCTTGATGATTGGTGCTATTCATCACTTACAAACACAGGTAATGACTGGGGTTCTCCAGCAAGCTTAACTGACTCTAACGATGATTCGTCACAGCCGGTTTATTCAATTTCTGCCACTGGCACTAATGTAATTGCTGATCAAGGTGCGGAAAACGGGTTCGTGAATGCAATACAAAATAGTGACCCAAGAAGGACGGCAGATTGGTGGCATCAAGGATGGTACGCTCATTTTGAGTCTGCGATTCGTAGGCCAGACATTCAGAACTTCATCAAGACTACAGGCGCAGCTTTATGTAGGCAGCTTGGAGATAATGAGTTTATAAATGACGGAAACCCTTCTTGGTGGACAGCTAAATACCTACCTCAATCATCATCCAATAGAATAAGATTTACTGAAATGTCTGCTGGGGTTGGTAATCCATATACCACATCAAATATTGACCCCAGTGATTTTAGTATTGCGTCAAACGCCACTGCTCAAGCTGAATCTAATTTAATTTGGAGGGAGTTTAGAAAAGCGTGGCAGATGTATGCTTTAGATTTTAATCCACCACCATTGACTACTGTTGCAAATGTTCCTTGGATTGTAAGAGAGCTACAAGCAAGCTCTTACCCAGACCTAAATTACAGCGCTAACGATTATGTTCCAATGTCTTTTAAGCTAGACTTAGGGCATACATTGATTATTTCTCCAGATTTTATGACCTGCCAAGATTTGCGTCCAATCGAGGCTAATAATTCAGTTGATAATATTACTATAACCAATAACTTCATTAGTCGGTTAAACGGAAACACACAATTTAACACTGGTGGAACACCTAGAGCGTTAGAATCTCCACTTGGAACAGCGCAGGATGTAGTCTTTAGAAGCGCTATTACTGCGGCAGCAAACCAAAATAAAAATATTTTCATTGCTTCGCCTAAAGAGTTTGGTTCACCTTCTAATGGAAACCAAGATGCTCTTCCAGTTTCTGCGGTTAATTGGGTTGATGATATGGTCAACACATTTATACCAGCGCTTCCGGTTAGTGTTGTTTTGGCAGGTGGTGATCAGCATTGGCTTACGGCTTGGAAAACAAATAATTTTTTACAAGTAGGAATGTCGCCTTGTGGTTCGCAAGGGTCATCGTCCGAGGTTGGGCAAGGCGGTGAGCTTTTAGATAGCACTTTTAATATGACTTTCCCCACTAACCATGTGAATTTAAGAATCAGACCTTCGTGGGTAGATACGGACGGGTATGAAGACTACAACGGTAGAAGATACGGATATGCTCGATTCGTTTGCTTACAAGGGTCAATTTATGCTGAAGGTTTAGATAACCGAGGCGAAAACTATTTAGAAACACAGCTTATAAATCGCGGTGGTATCACTGCAACTGGAAATCCATTACCACTGTACGGAACATTATCTATGGCTACTAAAACTTGGACACAATATGCTTCTGGGAGCTTATCCGAAGGAGGGCCAAACAACCCATCATGGATATTTGGGCTTCAAAGAATAATTAACGAGGTTAAACAAGGATCACAAGGTTTTCCAGTAGTCTTGGATTCAAATAACACGGTTGAGGCATTCATAACAGGTGTTCAAGAAAGCTACGCTGGTACAGGTGGATATTCTTTTAGCATTGTGTTTGACCCTGTACTATCGAATGCGGTTGGATTTACAGAATCAGATTCGACCACTAGGCCAGTAGGTGATGTTTTGCCTCGTTCGGCTAGTATTCAATTTGAAAATGTAGTTGATGGGACAACCTTTACGGTATCTGACCTATCTTCTTATACGAAATCTACAGGTGGGCCAAGACAAGATAGCTCATTAGTTGTAGAAAATGCCACCTACGAATTAGAAAATCTGACTTCTCCGGCTTTATTAAGCGCATCTGCCGGTTTAAAATCTTTTATTAAATTATCTACCTCAACCACAACAAACGAGCTTAACCCTCACAACGCTTTTATCAGCCAAACAGACGTAGTATCTAATTTCTCAAGTGTTGTTTCTTCAGGGGATATAATACTTATTTTTCCGGGTACTGGGTTGTTTGGCACAACACCGGCTTATGCCGGAATAACTGGAGCTTACGACTCGGTTAATAATATAATCCCGATTAACGGTACGCCTCCAACTATTTCTGGTACGGTGGCAGCGTTCGTTTTTGATAGTGATTATATTTGGATTCAAGCGTCTTCGGGTCAGACTACTGCCAGTTTTCAAGAGTTGACTCATACTGCATCAGCCGATCTTCCCGCCAAATCACTTCCCGCTAACTTACAAGCTGCCTGTTCAAATGGTTTGGTAGATGTTTGGTGTCCTGAGACTAACTTCAGGGCATCTTGCACATATACAGACGCTAATACAATAACCTTTGGCGCAATAAAAAATATTGGTGTCAGAGCTGGTGTTCAGGCGTATGGGATTGATGTTGGAGAGCTTGTTGTTTTAATTCCTTATGTAAAAATAAATCTATCTGTTGATGACGCTATTATCACAGGCAGTACAGTAACATCCGCTATTGACGCTGCAACCTTTACTGCATCATCAAACTTTACTGATTTCTCAGGTGGCAATTCACTTAGCGGTGTAACACTGACAGGTAACGGATGTTTTGTTGACGATACCGGCCTAGTGTCGATTCCAGACCTAACCACCATATCAATTACTAACGCAGTGGCGACATTTAGCGGTGCTGCTAACAGGATTGGCGATATACCTAATGGCACGGTAGGGCGACTCTCTTTTGAAGAGTCAGGTGGTGACAACCGCCACTTTACAGTAGATGTCACGGTGTCGAATGTAACGGATGCCTAATTCAGCACCTCGCGTTTGCGGTAAGTGTCAGAAGTCATCTGTTATATGTAAGTGTCCTAAACACAAGTGGGGCAATAAAAGAAACCGAAAAGAAAGCAATAAGCTCTACCACTGCAAGCGCTGGAGAATGACAAGAGAGGCTGTGCTAAGGCGTGACAGTCATCTATGTCAGATGTGTAAGAAGCAGATAGCTACTCATGTAGATCATATCAAGGGCGCTGCTAACAACCCTGCATGGGTCAGCACCTTCTATGATGTGCAAGGTCTGCAAGCTCTATGTCCACCCTGCCACAGCCATAAGACTTCTACTATTGATTCAAAATAGGGGGGTAGCAGGGGGGGGGTATATGCAGGAAGATAAAAAAACAGGCTTATTTTTTAGGCTTTTTGGTTGTGTTAGAATAGAAAAGTAGCATCAATTTCCGGGGGGAAAAGCATTGAATAGGTTGGAATTAAAAGCGTTACGACTTCAATTGTTTCTTGATGTCGTTGAGGCTGCTGATTTGATTGGTAAGTTCAGACCAAGAACTTGGGAATATATCGAGTCAGGAAAGTATGAGATTTACGATGATGTTCTGGAGACTTGCAGCAAGATAATGCAGGACAGAAAGTCTCTTTATAGTGCTTTGGAAAACTCTAAAGAGTTGCCCCTCTATGGGACTATGGCAAACTATCTTAGAGACTTCCCTAACAGAGACAAACTGGATTGGAAGATGTATCAGTCAGTAGTAACTCAATTATTTTTGGAAGAGAAAATAAGATTAGTTTGATAATGATTAAAATAATTTAAAGAAGTCAAACTATTTAATTTTGTGTTTTGTTTTTT